TATCAACCGAATATCAACTGTCTCATGTCCATGTGTAGCACCGTTGTTGAACCGATCATCCATCATCCGGTGCGGGATCGCACTAGTCAAAATCTGCATGGACAATTGATCCACTGCCCACGCTGTCGGCCACAACTGTGCAAGCTGCTTCCATATCTCCAAGTTGGCATTGTCCCGTCTGAAAGCAAACACCCCCGTGTTGATTGCCGGGCATGGGTTGTCCAGTTGTATGTTGGCCATTTCAATATAATCAGAAACACCCAAGTCATTCATGTCACATAGATACGTTTTCCATCTCCCTATCCACTTGGCTGTCAGCCGCTTGTTGCTCTGCCACAAAGCATATCGGGTGAGGGTCAGGGGATAACCGAACATCTCATCTATCGGCCCAACAACAACTGTATCAGCATCCAAGAAAAGAGTATCTTCGTATGGGGTGAACTCCGGAATCTGCGTCTTCGACAGCATCGGTCTTTTATCCAACTCCCCGATCCGCAGAACCTGGCACGATAGACTGTCAGCGATCTTCCTGGCCACCTCTCCATCTTCTTTTGTACGGACCAAGATCGTTATGCTGCCATCCCAATGCTCACGGAGAGTAAAGATCGACACAGCCAACCGTTCGGCCACCTTCAGACCATTCAAGAGGTAGACGATTCCTTGAGTCATTTCTTCCCCCACATCCACCACTTAAAATTAGGCAGTTCACAAATCTCTTCCTCAGTCGTGTCGCTACTCTTGTTGTACCGGCCAGCACGACCACAGACCAAGCAATCAAAATAGAAATTGAACGTTCGTTTCACTGCAAGACTTAGCCATTTACAAAACGGACAGGGCATCTCCACAATGTCTCCTCTATTTCTTCAACTCCACTTCTGACCGACTACCGCCCTGATGGATGATCGTGGCGTGGGTAGGAGGATCACATTTCTCAATCACTACCTTCGTCTCCGCCGGCTGTACTTCGATGGTCGGTCCCTCCACCGTTATCTCCGGCGTCACGGACACCTTCGGAGCCTCCACCTTCACAATGGGGGTACTCACTTCATTCACCACTGTTACGTCCGGCTCCACGTTCACTGTCACCTTCGGAGTCTCAACTTGATTCTCCACAAACACCTCCGGAGCCTCAACGATATTCTCTACATTAACAGCAGGGGTCTTCACTTCGTTCACCACATTCACCGCAGCAGGTTCTACCAGATTCTCGACGGTCACGATGACCGGCTGCTCAGAAGCCTTCTGAATCGTCTCCAGGCTCTCTCCGATCCCCTTGCTCATCTCAGATAGTACCTCACGCAGAGTCTCCGCACGGGCCTCCTCGGTCCCCTGACGGGCCATCGCCAACTCGAATTTTCCGACCGCCTTCTCCACACAAGACGAAACACTATCAGAAATGGCTTTCGTCGCATCCACTACGCCCTTTGCAGCCTTTTCCTTGTTGTCCTCTGCAACACTTCCCTCCACCGTCAAAGCCTTCTGCTTGGCTTCCTCCGCAACAGCCAGCACCTCCACCAGCATCTTGTCCATTCCAGTGTGATCCAAATCAACCCTGATCGGGGAACCGATTTCACGGACGGCTGCTTGTAGTGTTTCGATCACCTCACCAACTACCTGATTTTCAGACGAAGCAAGGGCTTCTGTCACGGCCTCTATTGGAATCTCGAAGAACAATGAAAGCAACCAAGCTGCTATTTCCGGAGTAATGAAACCGTTTCCCATGGCAGTAAGAACTTGAACTGCACCAGTCATACCACCAACTGTACTCAACAAAGCAGCACGATCTGCCGCTGCTTCATCTGGTGGCAACCCCAATCTGGCCCGTGTCTCGTTGCGAGTAACATCCCCCCGTTTAGCGGCCTCTCTCCAATCCACCGCTTCTATAGAAGGGTCTTTAGGAATACACAACTCCCACCACACTTTGAGCCGCTCACCCTGCTCCACCATCGGAGCCATGAAAGAATTGGCCAAACCACTCAGCATTTCCAGGAAAGAATTTACCCGATCACAGAAAATGCTCTTAATTTCCACCGCCTGTGAATACCCACCTACATTCATCGGCTCGCCAAGTATGAACGGATGAACCCCAAAAGCTGAAAGGATTCTAGTGCGAACCGTCTTCTCAGACTTCTCCCAACCCATTTCATTCTGCGTAGCTGAGAACCTATCGAACCGCTCAACTAATCCGTCGATAATGCCCAAACCCCCATAGTTTGCAACGCCCCGATTCTGCTTCGATATCGCCCCAATAACCTGTCTGCGTTGAGCCGGAGTAAGTACCGGCCTCGGACCTTCCGTTCCGTCGTTGAGGACATTCTTTCCAATCGTAACAACCATGCTCGGAAAGATTCCATTCTCAAAAAACGCTTCCTGAGAAGTCTGGATGTGATCGTCAATCCGCACCGCGTTCATCTGAGCTTCTGCCGGCGACAACGCCCCCAGCAAGTTCGCTGGATCTGGGAGGTGTGCAAAAGCAACGTTCTCACGATCCAGCAACACCCCTTCCCCGGCTTCTCCCGGCCTCTTGAATCTGTACTTGGAAAAACTGCCATCTTTGTGGATGGGGGTAATCCACGTGGTAGGAATACTCCATACGCCCATCTTCCCATTCGTCTCACCACCTACCAAATAACCCCAGCCTGTCAGATTCAGATTTGCGACAAACGTATAAACGAACTGCCACCTATTCTGAACATCGTTCGGATTATCCAGCAAGTCGATCAACGGATGGTCGATCAACAATTCCATTTCCACCCCAGCGTTTTTCGTCCGCATCGCCGGAGGCATCTTCTGCTCAAGCCATTGCTTCATTTGAGAAGGCTTGTTTCTTTCCTCATCTCGTTCATTGGCTCCCTGAAGACGAGCAACATTGACGGGCTGCCCCGCAGCTTTCATGCACACAGCATTCACGGCAGAGTACGTCCAATCTCGGAACAACTGATACCGCTTTCGATCGGCCGCTTTCTTCTGCCCCCCTCCAAAAGCACTCGCATCCATCGAAGACACAATCGGCAACTCACCGGCTTGCTTCATTTGCACGGCACGTCCATAGTTTGCCGTCGCCAAGGATTCACTGCGTTTATACGCTTTATCCAGCAATGAAATGCTCATCAATCTTTCCCTCTTCATCCAACTTTTTACGGATACGCTCAATGCAACGAGCGTATCCAGCAATATCAACCAGGTTGTCCCGCTTGGGACAGAACATGTCACGTGCCATCTTGACCAAGATCATCATGTGACAAACGTCACTGGGATTCAGCGGAGTTTCCGGTCCCAGCCTGTTACGCATATAAGCATTCCACAAATCTGCGATCCGTTCGTGGTTCGGCAGCGGATGGTCGTAAGACACCATCCGGTCCTTGGTCGTTAAACGATCCGCCTCTTGCAGGATGTTTTCACTCATCTCGTTAATCTCCCTTCCGGCCATTCTAGGTAAACAATCGGCTTTTTCCTATCCCGAAACTGGTCACGCTCCCACAGGATGCCCGTGCTACTCTCCCATGTCTCCATCTTGCAGATCACCATTCCCACCGCAGCATCTATCTTCGGCCGATCATTTTCAAGCCAAATATCGTGATCCAACGGGTCAAGTTTTCCATGCAACGCAATCGGATGGCTTTCAGCTATCGGGCAGAAAACCGGGATTCCATGCTTTATCAACCATGCTGCCGCCCGGCACACTTATGCTTTATCAACCATGCTGCCGCCCGGCACACTTCCTCGAATGCCTCAACAAGCCCCTGTGGATACTTAGAATACGGGGAGGCCAAATACCAATACCCTAAGCATGATCCATCCTGAAACAGCCCCCTGTCCGAAAAACGTTTCATCCACTCAGATAATTCAGTCGAGTTCATCTGCTGCATCATCTATCTCTCATACCATTGCCATTGATTCGTTTTTGTCAGGAGTAATCTTCACAATAGACGCACCCAACGCTGTCGGCCGATATCCACGTTGCTCACCATACGTGGTCGTTCCTTGCTGTTCCTTGCTGATACGTCTTGAGATAGCTGCCAGCAATCACCCCAAGTCTGGTTCGTTGCGTCAGTTTTTTGCAAGAGACATCTGCTCCAATAGCAGGCTCCTTGCGAGCAAGGTTGTCGTGAACATGACCGCAGAAATAGATGTCAGCGTCGAACGCCGTCATGAATTGAATGAGCCGGTTGAGCTTGCCGCCAGGAGTCTGAGCATACCCAGCCCCATGATGACAAAAAATCCTAAACTGTCTCCTTGAAAAAATCCGCTGCGGCGGGGCTTTCATCGACAATCTTGGTTTCCCTCCATGAGGGTAACGAAAGAACACCACATCAAACAAAGATGAATACTGCAAATTTGGAACCCCCAGCTCTTCACAGAACCAAGCATGCAACGACTCCTGCTCCGTGTGCAACTCATATTTCTTCTCATGATTGCCCAAAAGCAACCCAAGGCACTTTTTGCGGATCGGCCAGAACAAATCCCGAATCTGCCGCATGCCAAAACGTCCCAACTCCCCCATGTCCTTGACCTTTACCCAAGAGGCCACAGCATCGGGATCAAACCTCTTATCGGTGTAACCAATGAAATCACAATAATCACCGCCACCAATCCAAAGTGAATACGGATCATCTGCAATGGTTTGGACATCCTTACGCACCTCATCTTCGGCACAGGCCTTCGACATCCAATGAATGTCCGACAAATTCCAAATGCGGAACGAAGCCGATCGACTGCTGTAATTTACGTACCGTTTGCCTGCCGCTTCCATTCGGGTTCTCCCTATGTTGAATGACTTGAATCAACCGAATGCCTCCAGTTTTTACTTGTTTTCGTCTGCCTTCTTTTGCTTGACCCGCTCCGGAACGATCGGAATCCGCTCGATGATGTTCACCTTCGGTATCTTGAAACAATCAATCTCACCAGTGGAAGACTGGCCGTGAGCCAACCGGAGCACATCTCCATTCTCAGCCACGACCCATCCTATATTCGTGTTGATCTCCGCCGACAAATTATGCACGTCATCTATATGAATACGACACGACTCGCCTGATGCATCCAACCAGCGAATCCAAACCAATCCGCTCTTGGGGCATGGCAGAGAAGGTTTCATTCGATCGGCTCCGTTTGAATTGCCCCCACACGACGCTGCACTTGGATGGCCGCCTCCGCATCCCATCGTTCCGTCAAGACCTTGTTGGAAGCCACCAATGCTTTAATGGTTTCTTCAGCCACACGAAGCTTGCCCTGACTCGTTTCAAGGATTTCTTCGGATCGCTTCAGAAAACGTTGCTGGACTTCGATTTCTTTTGTCAGCTCCGCTTGCATCGCCTCCATCCGTTCGGATGCCTTCGCAAAACCAACGTCGATCCGAACCAATTGTTTCCTCACACGGCCAACACGCATAGCCACCCACCAACCGGTCCACCAATCTCTTATTCGCTGGAACATGAGCTAGGCCTCCGGGTCCACCACCTCCACGATCCCTTCCAAGGGGGCAGGAAAATCGTCTGGTGTCTTGACTTCGGCAGGATCTATAGGAAGGGACATCGGCAGTGTTACCGGAGCCTTCGTCAACTGAGGAGCCGCTTCAGGCAGCGGATCGTCTGGCAACATCGTTCCCACCACCTTCTCAGCACCCAAATCCTTGGACAACAACTCGACCACTTCGGCCATCTTCTCAGTCGGAAACTGCCACGTGTTCCGGTGGTATTGCAACTCACCGTTCTCCAACCAAAACACCACATTCAGCCAAGGTCCCTTACAAGCGGCAATCTCCAAAGCGTTTCGGCTGCCGCTCAATGCTTCAGCCTGACTCTCGTTCGTACTTCTCATCTCTTTTGTCTCCTGTAGGTTACATATCCAGAATTCCGGGCTTGACCGTCAAGTCCTCTTGTTCGCAAAACCTGTCCAATCGTTTCATTCGCGTTTCGCACACCGGCGTACCTTCTATTTTACCATCGACCGTGAAACAATCCTCCCCGCAACTCTCCCCACTCTCGACCAACGCTACCGCTCCGTCTGGATAGGTGATGACAGCCGACAGTTGCAGGATGATCTCCACAGAGTGGGATGTTCGCGGCGGATCGTCTGTCAGGGATCGTCTCGACCGATTGACGAAGATCGTCTTGTTGAACACCCGCTGACCTCGGATGTTCTCCAGGAAATCGGCGTGGCCATCGCATTGGATTCTCATTACTTGTCTCCACTACAGCCCCATATAGCCCCTCCAACAATTCCCCTCTAAGTATACCCTACTCCGAATCGAGGGGCCGGATGGGTCCTTCTCGGCTATCTGCTACGATGCCTTACCATACTACCACGATCTGTTCCGTGTTTCCTTCATCCAAGCATTTCCACCTTTTCCGTCCTATGCTTTCCAGAGGGACTACATTGCAGATTTCCGCATTGGCAGACACACACCCCTCACCATGGATTATCGTCAAGTTCATAGCCACCTCCAAATCCTCCCCAGCAACACCCCTCAGTTCTTCCAATCGTTCGATGAACTCACTGATCTTCATTCCTGTCTCCTTTATGGGGTCTTGCCCGTGGTGGACAACTCCGCCATCACCCTGTAAACGACCCCCAGACCCGCCGACGCATCAGGCCTTGCACGAGATCGGACTTCAAGCGTATCCGTCTGGCCGGTCTGGGGATTCGTGACAACCAAAACAAACTCAGCGTTCACGTCTGGATCAACTGTAAAGTATACCTTGTTGGTGACCGCAATCCCCCGCTTGGCAAACTCCAACACCTCCGCATCTGAGACCGACTGCTGCCAGCACTTCAGGTCTTCCGTTATCGTGACGAAGGCTTCCTTCGATCCGCCCAAAGAGCCCTTGGTGCGATCGCGACGCTTGGTCGTGCAGGTATGGGGGAAGTTGTCTAAGAGTGAGATTGCTTATACTCCTAACTGACCATTCCAATACCAAAATTCCGGTATTCCGAAAGCTTCTCCTTCGACTCCGGCATCAGGTCCCAACTCCCACCAAACAAACGGGCCGCCAGAGCAGCATCGATCGAATAGCCGTAGTCACCTAACCTCTCTGTCGTTCTCGGGCCAGCCGCCCAGCCACCTCTGGCCGACATCATATTCACAAAAACACTCTTCGCCTTCCGAACCGCCTCTGCCACGACCGCCTCCCAAATTGGCACGGCATCAACCACAATCTCGGAACCGCGAAACTCCTCATCGGTGTATCCAGCCGTGTAGGTTATTCTCACCGTCCCCGGATTGGTCGGCCACGCCCCCATGCTCCTCAATATACCGTCCCTGCAAATCTGACTCCCGTCCGAATCCAAGGCATCATAGTTCGGCCAGAAATCCGTCCCTTCCGTCTTCTCGGTAGCGGCAGCAAACGCGAATGGGTTTGTTCCCGACCTTGCATCGTGATCGACTCTCAGAGACGAGACAGACCGGATCGGGAGGTGTCTTATTTGCAGCTCAGAGGCTGCCGCCTGAGACCGTCTGCGAAGAATTGCTTGATTCCCTTCCGACTCCCAAACTCCCGCTCCCTGATTACTGAAATCCAAGTCCATCTGAGGATAGTATTCAGTCCGATTTCTTCGCACGGGATCGTACTTGAGATACCGACGGACTGCTCCCTCTGCGTAGCTCGTTGCAGAAACAACCACCGCCCGCTGCTCCGGCGTGGCAGTATCCGCCAGTCCCAATTCGAGCAGGACTTCGTCATCGTTTGCTATCGTTCCCATTTGGGGTTACCTTTCAATCGGAACAAACATCAAATATATACAACCCATATTCACGCACCGAACCCAATACCAATCGCTGTCCACCATGTGGACTACCCCGTTGGTATTCGTATACAACTGCTCTTGTTTCCCCCGTCGTCAACCGCACCCAAGCCAGCCCCGGCACGATGTCCCGGATGAACGTCGCGTTGTGAATCCCTTTCTCATAATCCCCCGGCGGCAGCGAGAGGGGATCACAGCAACAGCCAATGGTTACTTCAACACTTTCCGGTTCTACTTCGCCGCAATCGCATGTACACTCCCCCGTCTTGCTCCACAGCCCGAAACCCAGACAGGACCCTATCGTCTTCAGTAGTGATCGTCGGTTCATCTCCTAATTCTCCTTGTTTATACCCACTTAACAGAACACAAACCTGTCGGCTGCGGCAATGGATATGCATAATGTCCAACACGATTGGCCCAGTAAACCAAATCAATATGCCCATTGACATGAACAGTTCGCAGACGACCATCAGTATACCGCTCAGTAACTGAGTACGAAGGACCAACACCGCCAATGGTATAACAGCCAGCGTCTGCTGAACTCAGATTGAGAAGGTGATGGCGAATAGTAACAGAAGCAATTTCAACCACGATCGCTCGCAAACTACAGACAAATTGTTGTCCATCTTTTTTCCGAGAGGGTAGACGTCCGCCAGCCGCCGCCAGTGGCTTGCGACAGGCCACCAATGGCGTGATAAGAGCCGCTACAGCAGTTGTCAGGAAGTTACGTCGTTTCATCGCTCAGTCTCCTTTCCCATCAATTATGCACACATACATTACATTACACTGGTCCGTGACAATGCTGTTCCCAAACCACGTACTACTCGATCCACCATGTACAAAACCATTCCCCACAGCCGACACACTGATTCACCAAATCACCCACTTCATTGTACCTTACCTTCACAGCCTTGCCTTACCACAAACAACACACGCACAAACCATTCCTCAATTCTCCTTTCGGTTCAACACCCGCCCCTGTATCCGACGGAACCCTTCCAATCCCCCAGGCGTTGCTGCCGACGCCTCCAACCACACCACGTCATTCACTGCCCCCAAATCCACGGACGCATCCACCACCCCCTGATACCTCCCGTTCGACCCCGCCACGTAGGTCAAATTCCCGCTGGCAATCAACACTTCGTCAGAATCTTTCAACTCATAGGTGGTCACCGCATCGTTGACATAAACATTGTCCGACGCACGATTCATACCGTCCCATCGGATCAGGTTGTCGTTGTCTCTGTA